TGTATCATTTGACTTAAACAGTCTGTACCCTCATCTAATCATGCAGTATAATATTTCACCGGAAACATACACAGGGGTTATTTCCTCACTCAACGTGAGTGACGGCGTAGATAAAATTCTTAACGGCGCGCTAAACGACCCCGCAATACGTAATGAGATGGAATCACAGAACATTACTATTGCTGCTACGGGATGTATGTTCGATAAAGACTACCAAGGCTTCTTACCTCAGATGATGCAACGCTTATACGATGACCGAGTCAAGTATAAGAATCAGATGATTGAGGCAAAGAAGAAGTATGAGAAAGAAAAGACATACGAGTTAGAAAAAGAGATTGCTCGATGCCATAACATGCAACTTGCAAAGAAGATTCAGCTTAACTCAGTTTATGGTGCGTTAGGCAACCGCTACTTCAGATGGTTTGATGCAAGACTTGCCGAATCAATTACTAAGTCCGGTCAATTGTCTATTCGCTGGATGGAAAACAAAATTAACGGCTATCTTAACAAAGTACTCAAGTCAGATAAAGACTATGTCATTGCTGTCGATACTGACTCCATGTACATTAACCTCGGCGACTTTGTTGAACAAACATGCCCAGGTAAGACAACCGAACAGATTGTTAAATATCTTGACAAAGTGTGTCAAGAGGTCTTTGAGCCGTTTATTGACAAATGCTATGAAGAGTTAGCCGTATACGTTAACGCTTATGATCAGAAGATGAAAATGAAGCGTGAGGCGATTGCTGACAAAGGCATTTGGACGGCAAAGAAACGATACATCCTTAACGTATATAATAACGAAGGGGTTCAGTACAGTGAACCGAAGTTAAAGATTATGGGCATTGAGGCAGTAAGAACTTCTACTCCTGCTGTTGTACGGGACAGTATTAAGAAAGCTCTTACAATGATTATGACTAAGACAGAGGACGATCTTATCAACTACATCGCATCAGAAAGAGAGAGGTTCAGTACCCTTCCTTTTGAAGATATTGCCTTTCCTAGAGGATGTAAGGAATTAGATAAGTGGATAGAAAAAAGCAGTTCAGCTAAAATTTATAGATCAGGTACTCCGATTCACGTGAAGGGAGCGATCATATATAATAACCTACTCAAGCAAGGTAATCTGCTCAATAAGTACGAACAAGTAAATAAAGGTGATAAGATTAAGTTTTGTTACCTTAAGACTCCTAACATCCTCAATGAGCACGTTATTAGCACTCCGGGTAAACTACCTCCGGAGCTAAATTTAAATAGTATTATCGATTATGACGTTCAATTTGAAAAGTCATTCGTCGAACCACTTAAAACCGTTCTTGATGCTATAGGATGGGATACCGAACGTAGGAATACATTAGAAGGATTCTTTTCATGAGCGTTAAACCAGTAATGTCACTTGATGATGCGTTTGATGACTTTGGATTTTCAGCTGTCAGTGAAGATGAGCTTAAGGTATTAGAAAAGCAGCTTCAGAGACAGGTTTCTGAAAAATCAAAAGAGCTAGAAGAAATAGAAAAAACATACAAAGGGAAACTAGAACAACTTTACAGAGCTGTCATTCCCCTTCTTAAAAACTTAGCAAAAGACTCCGATAAAGAATACATCTACTGGCCAAACCGTACAGAGAAGATGCAGGAGTTTATTAAAAAGGTCGAGTCCATAGTAAATGATTAACTACCTAGCTCTATTTACCGCTTTACTCCTATCGGCAATTGCTGCATATTATTCTGTAGCAGGCCTGGCAGCTATATTTGCAGCTGCCATGATCCCTATTATTATCATGGGCGCATCACTTGAGTTAGCAAAAGTAGTAGCAGCATCATGGGTCTATAGAAACTGGAACACTGCACCAAAATTAATTAGGTATTATCTTGTAACGTCCGTCGTTGTGTTAATGTTCATTACTAGTCTAGGTACTTTTGGCTTTCTATCAAAAGCACACTTAGATCAAAATTTAGTTGGAGCAGATACAAACGTTGAATTAAAAATTATTGAGCAGCAAATACAAAATGAACAAAGGAGATTAGATAATGCTCAGAGATCACTTAACTCTCTTGATAGACTGGTTGATAATGTTGATCCAGAGGCCGCTAGCAAGATACGTAATCAGCAGGCAAGGGAACGTGCACGTATTCTTTCTGAAATTAGTAATGCGTCTAACTCTCTTAAGGATCTTAATTCTAAAGCTAGCCCCCTCAGAAAAGATTCTGCGAAAATCGCCGCTGAAGTTGGACCAATTAAGTATATCGCTGATCTCATCTACGGAGACCAAGCTGAGGGAGTCATTGAAAAAGCTGTAAGAGCAGTTATTATTTTGATTGTTGTTGTTTTTGATCCCTTAGCAATAGTTCTTCTTATTGCAGCCAATCACGGGTTACAAAATAGAAAAGAACCTCCTAAAGCTGATCCTGTAGTAAAGAACTTTTTAGAGAAGGAAGTTGTTAATAAGCCTTCTGGTAAAAAATCTAAAATAGTTAAAGAGAGCAAAGAAGACAAAGAAGGTTGGGACCCTAAATGGTACAAACGTTTTGAAAAGATTAAAAATCCTAACTGGATACAAAGAGTCAAGAAGTTGAAAGAAAAACGCGATCCATCTAAAATAGAGATTGACAAGTCAAAAGTTAAACATATTAGAGATGGAGGAACGTTTTGACCATTCCTTATGAGAGGTATCGAGCAGTAGTAGGTACGGAAGATTTTTTATATAAACTTTGTAATCCTAAAGAAACACCTAGGGTACCTAGTGAAGTAAGGAGAATGGCTCGATTTTGTTTGAGACATTATCCTACAAAGTTTGATATGGAAAGAGCTTGTCAGGGAACACCAGAAGTATTCGCAAATGAATTTTGGCCAAAGGAAAATAAATGAGTGATTTTTTTAGAAATTTAGTTGAGGAAATAAAAGATGAAGATACTTCTATTGCCGCTGACGGCTCTGGTAGCGCTGAGTTTGGGGGTTTTATTGATACTGGCAGCTTTATGCTCAACGCTGTTCTCTCTGGTAGCCTCTATGGTGGCGTACCTGATAACAAAATTACTGCTTTCGCAGGAGAGTCCGCTACTGGTAAAACTTATTTCGTCCTTGGTGTCGTACGAACATTCCTCGAAAAAAATCCACAAGGAGGAGTCGTCTATTACGATACAGAAGCCGCGGTCACAAAGGCGATGATGGAAGAAAGAGGTATTGACACCAAGCGTGTTATTATCTCTGAACCAGATACGATTCAAAAGTTTAAGACACATGCATTGAAAATGATCGATGCATACGATAAGCAACCAGAAGACAAACGTCCTCCTATGATGTTTGTTTTGGATAGCCTTGGCCTCCTGTCCACATCTAAAGAGATGGAAGATAGTTTAGAAGGCAAGGACACAAGGGACATGACAAAGGCTCAAATTATTAAAGCAGCCTTTCGTGTATTGACTTTAAAATTAGCTAAAGTCAAAGTGCCCATGCTCGTGACCAATCACGTGTATGATCTCGTTGGAAGTTATGTCCCTATGAAGGAGTTAGGTGGTGGAACAGGACTCAAGTATGCTGCCAGTACTATTGCAATGCTTACAAAAAAGAAAGAAAAGGATTCAACAGGCGAGGTTGTCGGAAATATTATCAGAGTCAAGATGTATAAGTCAAGACTCTCAAAGGAGAACCAAGACGTTGAAGTGCTACTTACTTACGACAAAGGCCTCGACCGATACTACGGGCTCTTAGACCTTGCCGAGAAGTATGGTATTATTAAGAAGGTATCTACACGGTATGAACTACCGAGTGGTACTAAAGTATTTGGTAAAGAAATTAATAATAACCCTACCAAGTACTTTACTGATGAAATTATGGCAAAACTTGAAGAAGCAGCTAAGAAGGAGTTCTCTTATGGAGGAACAGGATACACTGTTACCGGAGATAATGAAGAATCTGTCGATGAGGTTCTACAAGAACAATAAGGAATACTACAGCGAATGGCCGGTATGGCCATTTACAAAGTTGGAGCCTTATCAAGTTCACTATCTCATACATAAACAAGTAGTAGATGAAAAGTCAAAAATTTTAAATTTGGGAGAAGCGCTTCTATGATTGGAAGATCTACTTTAGCTCCTCGTGACTTTAGTAATCTTAGATATGCCCTTTCGCTAGATAAAGTTCAATTTCAAGCTTTCTATGATGAGCTAGATGATTATGATCAAAAATATCTTTCTGCTCTTTTAGAAACTCATCGATTAGACATTCTTGATTTTGCTTTCGAAACAGGTGATATTCCAAAACCGGATGTAGAAGAATTAATTAACAAAATAAAGTAATATGAAACTGGAGCGTTATATTAAAAAATGTTTGAACTTCTCGTTATCGGTCTAGCATCCGGATTAGTAGCAGGTATTATTACTGCCTTCATTCTTATTGTATACCAGCGCTATCGCGCATATCAAACTCACATCAAATTAAGACAGTATGCCGAAGACCTACTCGATGCATTCGAAGAGAGAGTCATCAGAGCAAGACTTGAATTTGATTCCCAAGCCATGCTATGCTATAATAGAGAAACCGATGAGTTTTTAGCTCAGGCAAGAACGTGGGATGAGCTCAACGACATTCTACAAAAAAGATTCCCTAATAAAATGTTTGACGTACCTCAAGAGCAAATTAATAGAGCTCAAAATTATGGAAAGTAAGCAATACATTGCTAACGTTATCGATGTATTAGATAACGGAGATGCAGTAATAGAACTTCCACTAGAGATGATTAGCGATCTAGGGTGGAAAGAAGGTGATGTTTTAGATATCATAGCAGAGAATAAAAAAATTATTGTGAAGAACCTTACTAAGGAAAATGATCATGCAAGAGATAACAACAGTAAAGCTAGTATCCGGTGAAGAAATTATCGGTAGATTAGTTAGCAAAAAAGACGGCACAATCGTATTATCAAAACCAGTTCAAATTATTGCTTCTCAAAAAGGTATGGGCTTTGCCCCTCTGTGCATCTCTATCGATGATGCATCAGAGTTTACTTTTAAAGACGCACATATCCTATTTACAGCTGTAACAAGAAAAGAGCTTGAAGAAGCATACATTAAGTCTACAACCGGCATTCAACTAGCTAGTGGCATTTAATGGTATTAGAAAAGCAAATACTATCAAAGCTGGTCTTTGATGATGATTTTTTAAGAAAGACCATTCCTTTTCTAAAGGAAGAATATTTTACATCCTCCTCAGATAAACGATTCTTTAAACTAGTCATTGACTACGTAAAGAAGTATAATAACTGCCCTTCAGTTCCTGCGCTAGTTATTGAAATAGATAACCTGATTGGTATTGGTGACGATGAGCATAAAGAGCTATCTGAGTTCGCCAGGAGTGTTAAAAATGATGAGGTAGATAAGCAATGGTTACTTGATCAAACAGAAAAGTTCTGTCAAGACAAAGCCATTTACAACGCTATCATGAACTCTATTCAGATTCTGGATGGACGTAATCAAAAGCAAGATAAAGGTAGCATACCTCAAATACTTTCTGATGCATTAGCCGTTTCGTTTGACTCCCACGTTGGTCATGACTTCTTAGAGGACTATTTACATCGTTATGATTTCTATCACAAAAAAGAAGACCGCATTCCGTTTGATCTGGAGTACTTTAACCGAATCACCAAGGGTGGTTTACCCAATAAAACTCTTAACGTCGCTCTTGCTGGTACTGGCGTCGGTAAGTCTCTTTTTATGTGTCATTGTGCTGCTAGTAATCTATCTGCCGGACATAACGTTTTATACATTACGTTAGAGATGTCTGAGGAGAAGATTGCCGAACGTATTGATGCCAATCTTCTAAATGTACAGATCGATGAACTCACCGTTCTTCCTAAAGATGCGTATGAAAAGAAGGTTAACAGAGTAAAAGAGAAGACGACCGGGAAGCTAGTTATTAAAGAGTATCCCACTGCATCTGCTGGTGCAAATCATTTTAGACATCTTCTTAATGAACTTAGCCTGAAGCGTAATTTTGTGCCGGATATCATTTATATTGATTATTTGAATATCTGTATATCTTCTAGACTTAAATTCGGTGCGAATGTCAATTCTTATTCCTATATTAAATCGATTGCGGAGGAGCTGAGAGGGTTAGCTGTTGAGCATAACGTCCCTATCGTTTCCGCCACTCAGACGACTCGCTCTGGTTACACGAATACAGACCTAGGGCTAGAAGACACATCAGAATCATTTGGACTACCTGCAACTGCTGACTTTATGTTCGCATTGATATCATCTGAAGAACTGGAGAACCTTGGGCAAATCATGGTTAAACAGCTTAAAAACAGGTACAATGATCCAACCTCATATCGTAAGTTCGTTGTTGGTGTGGACCGTGCAAAAATGCGTCTATACGATGTAGAACAACAGGCTCAAGAGGATATATCTGACGATAAACCAGCTTTCGATAATTCCGAAAGCGGCAAGAGAATAAGTACTGAACGTAAGTTCAATAAGGATCTTTTTGCTGATTTCTCGTAATGGATGAATACTCAAAAACCCATAAATATTGGTATCCTAAAGGTGCTACTATGCAAATTGAGGTTACCGGTCATCGTTCAACACGATTTAAAAGATTGCTATCTGAAGCAGCGGAATTTTACTGCTCTAGATTAATGTCAAAGAGAATAGTTAATTCTCTTGATATGGATATTCTTTTAAAGAAAAAGTTGGATGATGATGAGGATTTTGAGGCTTTTTGTGATTTTGTTGGTAAGGAAGATGGTATAAGAATGTTTACGATAGAGCTTAAAAAAGGCCTATCTATTAGAGATACCTTAACTTACCTTGCCCACGAGTGCGTACATGTTAAGCAATTTGCTACTGGTGAAATGAGAACCGGTACAGTGTATGCAGTGACTACAAAATGGAAGGGGAAAGAGATAAACGAAAACAAGGTGGATTATTGGGATCAACCTTGGGAAATTGAAGCGTATGGCCGGGAGAAAGGCCTTTACAGTCATTTTATATCTCATAAAAAGTTTGACAAAGAGTTTTTAGATTCTGTAGTGTATTAAAATGGATGATTCTAAACAACGCAAAAAGCCTGTTGTAAGAAAGATCGTTCATGTATCAGGATTTGAGGTGTTCACATTTGATTCCGTTCTTTTAAAAGACTGGGTAATAAAAGCCTCAGCATCAAGTCACGATAGCATTTTAGTAGTTATGAGAAATGTTAAAACTGGCGAGGTGCTCTCTAATTTTTTCACCGACGAGACCGAAGCTAACGACTTTATCAACTACTACGTGTAGTTTGATAAATAATCTGACTCTTAGGGCAATTCTGTTTTAAGACAATAAAAGGAAAAAAGATGAAGAAGACGCTAACAGCCTTCTTCGTTATGACTTTATTAAACGGGGGAGTTTTAGCACAAACCTATGATTCGACAAGCAAAGTAGACACAAATAATACATCTACAAGCACAAGTACAGTAAACACAACCAACAACAGTACATCAACTAGTACTAATACAAATACATCTACAGTTAACAGTGTTTCAACCAACACTAATAACAGTACAAGTACTTCAACTAACGTTAACACGAATAATAATATAAACAGTGGAACACAGACATTTAACAATGTTAACACTGGTGATATGACTAATCGTAATATTAACACATCTACAAGCAATAATACTAATACTAACTATAATGTGAACAGCGGTACACAAACGTTTAATAATAATAACGTAAGTACCTCTACAAGCAACAACGTTAATACAAATAATAATACAAACGTAAATCAAAATGTAAATACTGGTGACATGACCAATCGTAATATTAACGATAGTAAGGTCGAACAAAAAGTAATACAGCCCCCTCCCACCGCAATTGCACCTGCAATGATGTCAGGAGGTAATAATGATCTCTGTACTACTGGAACATCGGGTGCTGTTCAAACTCAAATACTAGGTGTATCAGCTGGCGGAACAGTTAGAGATATGAACTGTGAAAGATTGAAACTTTCTAAAACTCTTTTTGATATGGGTATGAAAGTTGCCGCGGTTGCAGCTCTATGTCAAGATAGAAGAGTATTTGATGCTATGTGGAATGCAGGCACGCCTTGTCCATACGAAGGAGAAATTGGACTTAAAGCAAAAGCATTATGGGAACAAAACACAACTAAAATCCCAGCATTAGAGGATCCTCCAAAAGATGACTCGTTTAAGAAGATTGGGCTCGGCGCTCTTATGGGTGCTGTTGTCTACAAGCTTTTCGGCTTCTAAAGCTCAAGTCCTAGATCCGACACAGCAGTACATCACAGGTAATGTGGTGTTACCTACCGTCTCTGGTTCTACTCCATGGGTTAATGGTGTATATCAGGACAGTCTGACTTGCTGGGCATGGGGTGATCCTGGATATTGCGGTCCTAATCCAATAGTTAGACCGGGAAATAATATAAATTTTTCATACGGTACTACAGATCTCTATCAATCTCAGTACATTGCCGGGCTGTTACCTAATTCAGGTACAGGACTTGTAGTAAACGGATTTAATTTTAGTTTTATGGCTAAAAACGGCAATGGATGGGATGATGGAAGAATAGACGCACTTAATGCGTATGTTCAGTTCTACGGAAGTAACTTCTCCCTCTTAAAGAACTACAATTATAATCTAAACTACAACTTTAACTGGACTAACTTTAATTTTTCAGAAAGTTTTTCTAGCCCTCTCTCCACCAGCCAGCTTAGCACTGTAAGATATGGATTTGTAGGTAGAGATAATAACTTCTGGGCAGGACCATATGGACCTGAAATTTCAGATGTAAGTTTTAGTTTAAAATATTCTGTTGATCCATGTTCAGTTAATATATTAAGTTCACCGTCCTGCCCTGGATACCTAACAGAATTAGCAAAATTATCTCCTCCTCAACCTGTAGCAGTCTCTGAACCGATTATATCGGCACCTGTAGTAGTTGAAACTATAGTACAACCAGTTCAGCAGCAGACACCTACTCTAAGCTCTCAACCCTCTCCTTCTTCTACAACTACTCCTGCTGTAGCTGAACAGGAAAAGAAAACTACCCCGTCTACTTCTACTGTACTCAGTATAATAAGAAACATACAGCAGAACGATGCTTTAGTTCAGAAGAGTGCGGTACAGAATGCATTATCTGAAGCAGCATTTACTTCAACTCAATCCCAGCAAGAAGCTCTATCAATAGCCGAACAAGCACAATCCTCCTCTATTGCTATTGCTAATCAAGCAGCTGGGGGAAGCTCATCAAGCAGCTTTACATCTTCTGGACAAGGCACAGGATTATCAATAACAAATTCAAGCATTAATTCATTTACAAAAGGAATTGAGATAGAAGTATCTCAAACAGATAGTAGATCATTAACAAATAGAACAGATCCAATTAATCAAATACTACAAGCAAGAACAGAAATACAAGCCGAATCATCTTCTAATCAAAGCAGTCAAATAAGAAGAAACGTTCCTAATAATGAACTGGCCGGTGCGGTAAACATTGCGTCAATCGCAACTGTTCCTCCAGGATTTGATCTCTACTCTACAACTTTAAAAGACGCACTTTTCTATGCTCCAAAAGAAATCTACAAAGGGCAGAAAACAGTAGATAATGAAAGAGTTTTGAGACAACTTAATAGAAGAAGTGATGCTATATTTGATCAAATGATTAACGAACAATACAAATAGGGAAAAAAATGGGAGAAGAAATAAAAGACGTTAATAAAAAAATTGATGAAGCAGAGGCTGCTGTTAAAAAATATGCAAGCAAAGATACGGTAATCTCTATAGGGGGGTATGAATTTACTCCTGCAAAATTAATGGTTGCATTTACAATAGTTTCCTCAATACTTGGAGGGCTCTATGGGGCTTTTGAAGTTTACAAGTCCTATCAAGACATGAAAGCAAAAATAGAAAAATATGTTGCTCCTGATCTTTCTGAATTTGATAAACGTTTAGCAGTTATAGAACAAAACTCCGCTAAGACTACTGATTACACTCGTGATATTAAAAATGATCTTAAAAATGATATTCGTAAACTAGAGTCTGTCGTTGAGACTGTAGAGAGAAACTCAAAGCAAATGCAGCGAGAAGTTAATCAAAGTTTAAAAGAGCAGGACAATGATCTTAGACAAATTAGAAAAGAAGTTGACTCCAAAATTCAAAAGGCAATGGATAATCCATTGGCAAAATAATGTCAGAGATGAAAAAGCCAAGTGTAGCGAAATTAGCAGTTAATACAATTAAAGAAGCAAAGGAAGCTGGTGAAGAACTTGGTCGTATGATTGTCGAAATGCAGGAGCAGAATGAAAAGCAAATCAGACAGCATCAATATAGAGTTTTAAAAGAGAGAAGAGATGCTAGGGCACATGAAAGAGAGTTGGACCAGCTTGCCCTCAACGAATGGATTGCTGAGCGTGAAAGAGAAAAAAACATAGAAAATGTTAAAGATCAGGTTGAAAAAACATATGGTAAAGGTGCCTGGGAGAAAGTTCAAGCTACAAAACAAAGAATGTTAGAAATAGAAAAGCAAGACAAAAAAGCAGCTGACGAACTAAGACATAAAATGAATGACTTATTCTGGTGGTGTCTAGGCGCATCAGCATTAATAACCTACGCATTTAAACTCTACAAATAATGAGACCAGCACATTTTTTTGCAATATTCTGTATCTCTCTAGTTCTTTTTTTGCTCTGGTTAGATCATCAGTAGACATAAATACTGAAAAAGTGAGGGCATAATGTATTTGTACAGATGTAGAATTAATAAGGTGCTTGACGGAGATACTGTTGACATAGATTTAGATCTAGGATTCAATATCATTCTATCTAATCAGCGTGTAAGATTGGCCGGAGTCGATACTCCAGAATCAAGAACAGCTAATACAGAAGAAAAGGTACGAGGGCTTCTTTCTAAAAAGAAAGTTCAGGAAAAACTTCCTCTTGGTTCTTGGCAAAAAATTCAAACAATGAAGTCCGATAGTAACGATGATAAGTTTGGAAGAATTTTAGGGGTTTTTATTCTAGAAGACGGAACAAGCCTCAATCAATGGATGATTGATAACAACTATGCTGTTCTCTATCAAGGTGAGAACAAAGAGCTTGTTCAAGAAGGACATCAGTATAATAAAAAGAAACTCATTGAGCGAGGAGAGCTGAGTGGCTGAGTTTGAAGTTCCTCAGAAAACTCCTGGTGAAGAAATTGATATAGATAATGACGGAAAAGTGAGTAAAAAAGAAGAAGAAATTTACGAGAAGAAAGCTATCAATAGAAGAAGGATGGCCTGGGTCTCGCTCATTGCTATGATACTATCTGGCTTTGCTTTGATGTTTTTAATTCCAGAAGCTAGATTGCAAAAACTAGGACCTATGCTTGATCTTTACTGGATATCTCTTGGAGGTATTACCGGGGCATATGTCGGCATATCAACTTGGATGTCAAAAAGATGAATGATAGAAAACTTTTTTGGGCTTTAGGGTTATTAATTTTATTACCTTTAGCTTTGGCAGTGTTTGGAGGAGATAGATTTAGATATCCATGCCAAGACCCTGCTAACTGGGATAAAGATATGTGTAAAAAGCCTTTATGTGATGTAACTAGAACATGTCCAGAGCATGTATTTAAAGGAGGTAGAGATCCTCGTCTAGGACCTCCTTCTGATACTCCATCACAAACACCTCAAACATCATCTACAGGGGCAAGCTGCAAATGAATTTGAATCCATTAAAACAAGAAAAAGAAACTGTGAAAGAAGAACCTTTTATGTATACTGAAGATCAATTGATGGCACGCTTAAGATTCTTTATTGGAATCTGTCTCGCGTTAACGCTTACCGGTATTGTATTTGTTGTTTTATATTCTATTATATTTGTGACACAGCCCTTAAATGCAATGTCGCCAATCGATCAAAAGTTTTTTGAACTTATTATTCCAATTGCAACATTCTTAACAGGTACTCTATCTGGTATTATGCTTGCAAGTAAGGACGATAAAGAAGCAAAAATGAAAGCGCTTGAGGCAGCAACTAGACCTACGCCAGTTTCCCCTATGCCGGGATCTCCAGCTGGAGGGATTGCTCCAGCACCAAGATTTACCCCATCGTTTGGAGCGCCTCCCTCTGCAATGCCTCAGCCCATGGTCTCTCAACAAGCAATGCCCCCGAGACCGGTCATGCCTCCTCCTCCAAATATGCCGCCGCCTCCACCGAATATGCCACCTCCTCCTCCGGTTTTAAATGGTATGCCTCCTCCACCTAATATACCGGGAGCTCAATAAGTGTGGTATGACATATGGGTTGAATTATGGATAAAGTCTCTCTACTATAATTATTACTTGCTAAATATTTCAGCTAATTCTATTAAATATAAAAAATGACAATTAAGAGTTCAGGTACACTAGCTGCTAGTGAAATTGGATATGAGTTTGGTCGGGTTGTAGGACAAAGTGTGTCTTTTAGTACAAGCGCGCCGTCCGGGGCGGTCATAAGAGGGGTCGAGCCTGGAACAATGGCGGCAAACGGACAAACTAATTTCAGTTATTATTACGGAAAGACGTCAGCTAAAAGTTTAAAGACTTATAATCCTTCTACATTAATTGTTCAGGTTCGAGCTAATATCGATAGAATATTGGACTGGTACGTTAGTTTTGCAGATTGGTCAACAAGAATTTACAATGCAACGTCTGCCGGTGCTACATTTGATAGCACATCTCTTCAAAACACTCTATGGCCAAACGGTCTAGAGCCTTTATTTACCCCGACAGCTTATGATTCCGTGATTGCGGAAACAACAGGAACAACCTCATCACGAGGATCAACTTGGGTTGCACAAAACGTATCTGTTTTACAGCAACCAGTAAGTTATTCAACTCCTTATGGGCTTCCCTGGGCATCTGTTGTCAGAGGTAATGATAGTGGCCAACCAGGGGCAAGCACATTCTCTCTTGTTTTTAGAGGGTATGCTAACGTTAATTATGACAAGGGAGGCTTTTATAATCCAAGAATCTGGTTTAATAGAACGATAACCGGGTTTTCTGAAAGCGATCAGTCTACATGGTATATAGAAATCGTAAAAGATCCAGATGTATCTATTCAGTCTATTAGCTTTTCATCAATTTACTGGCCAACTTCTAACATGGGAGGTAACCAAGCTCTTGAAGTTGTTTCTTGGGATACAGGCGGAGTATATGTTAGAAACAGATATGCGAACGGAGTAGCTATAGGAAATTATAGTTTTGGAATTTTTGATTTTGATTATCGAGCATCTGGCACTAATCTCGCCTGTAGCGCTCTTAGAGTTAATGCAACACTAAGATATCAAAATTATAATCACAACGTCTCCTGTGATCACTTTATACATTGGTTGTTAGGGCCCTACCAGTTCTTCGTTGATTCAGGAGGAGGAGGCTAACGCTTCTTTCTCTTTGCCCTAGCCTGAAGCATATAGTCTGCTGCTTCAGGCGATCTTCCCCATATCATACCTTCTTCTAGCTCGTAACCTCTTTTCTCTTTACCTGTATAAGGATTATGCATCCACTTTCTTCCTTGAATAGGATCCTTACCTCTTCGTGCGAACGCAATCAGCTTTTTAGAATGCTCAGTATGATTATGACCTTCAAATATTGACTTTCCTTTTCTATATCTAGAAATGCTTTCAGAGTGTTCTTTAGTGCGTTTATATCTTTTTAATGCTATAGAAATATTTTTACTAATTTGCTGCTTCATTTCCTCTGACCAATACTTCCATCCAAGTTTCTTTTTAATATGACAGTCTTTTTCAACAACTGCTTTATACTGCCTGGCTAATTTCTCGCATACCGGGTCTATATTATCTTGCTCCTTGATAATAGAAACCTGCTCAAAATTGTTTCCGTATTTTGCCCGGAACTCTTTGTCAGTCTTATCAAAAACTATTAGACGTTTATCTACTAAAAAAACCTTAAACATAGTTGAAGTAAAAATAGAGGTTAATTATAATTGTATGTATTATGTCAGCATACATATACTACTACATAACAAAAGGTTTTTATAATGCTGGGAAAAATCTCTGGAGCATGGAATGAATTATCATCGAGCGAGAAGCTTGAAGTGGTTTTCTTTTTGTTTATTCTTAGCTTTGCTACTATTGCCATTCTTCTAGCAATGGCTTGGTCAAGAGGTAGGGAGGTAGACATGCTTAAAGACCGTGTTAGTATTATGGAAGACCGTTTTAATGTTGCTGAGAAGAGTCGCTTTGCCCTAATTGAAAAATCTGCTGCTGTAGAAGTAAGGCAAACTGAGCATGCAAATGCTATTAATAATCTTCAAGTTCGATCTGTTGAAATGGAACGATGGCTTGAAGAGTATAACAAGCTTCCAGTCCTTCCTAAGCAAAAACAGCCTCAATCAACCAAGCTCACCCCGCTAAACCGCTAATAATACCATATCAAATTAGTACGGTACTCAATAAACCACAGCTAGCTGTGGATCTTAATAGTTGCATTTTTATTTCGTTCTCTTCATAATAATAACATTGAATGAGGAGATGTTATGAAAATCTATTTCTATACCCAGGATTACGAAAATTACGGCTCTCCTGATGAGCCATATTGGAAGCCAAAAGGCGGCTCTGATTTCATTCTCGAAGCTTCTGAATGGCTAGAAGGAATGATTACCGATGTATATGACATTATTAACTATAGTGGGGATATGTTCATCCGTGATGTCATAGGCCATCTAGTAGTCAATGATCAGTTTAAGACTGATTGTGAAATGCTTCAACTTGAACATGAAGGAGAGATTGAATACCCTTCAGTGCGTATGACGTATGATGAGTTTGTAAAGTTAAGTGAGAAAATCAAGGAGTGTGTATAATGGATATTGAATCATATCTTAAATCTATTAAGCATGGAATGTTTGCTAGGAGAGATTCGTTCGACGAAGCAATGGAGTACGCTTATAGTATAGCTAAAGCGTCAGGAGAGCCTGCTCACGTAATGACGGCTGTGCAAGTTGTCATTAATACAATTGTATCAGATATGGAAAAACTAATTGAGAAGGAAACTGTGTAATGGGTTATTTTAAATCAGTAGCAATAGATATAGAAGAGGCAATCACGGTCGAGGTAGCAAAAGGTTTTGAATCTCGCGACGAGATGCGAGAGGTCTTTATTGAGATTGCTCAGGAGTATGATGTATCTGTAGATGAAGTATGGGCTATCTACCGGGAGGCAGACTTTGCTCATTGCTAAAGAGGTGACTGTATGGAGTGAGTCGTTTGACTGTAACCATGTCTATCTCTTTAACGATGCGATGACGAAAGCGTATGCATACGTACGCAATCGAGACCTTCATTTACATGTTTTCAAGAATCCTATGGTTATCAATACCAAAGGGCGGAAATTTGAGATACTTGAGCGCATTAAAGAAGAAGATCCTGATCGCATAGAAGTAGAAGGATCTAACGGTAACATCTACTACGTAACTAAGGTAGACGATAGTTATAAGTGCACCTGTACAGGATTTAAATATCACGGAACGTGTAAGCATATTGAGAAGGTAATAAATGAAATTTCAGATGCCTGAAACCTGGCTGTCCAAGCAGGATATGGAGCGAATTTGGCGGGTTGTTCATGGGGAGCTTCCTGCCTCGTTTATGTCTAAAAAGGAAGAAAAAGAGTTTCTTCGAGTTATCAATATTATAGGAATGCAGAAAATAGCTGGAAATGAGTGGCTGACCTCAACTATACAATGAAATAAATATAGTATCATATGGAGGTTTTATGCAAGCTTTTTCTAAATTTTCTGTTTCTGAAGCATCATCTGAGCCGGAGCTCAAGCATCGAGTTTCTGTGACTGTTTCTGATCCTCACCATGAAATGGCATCCAAGCGTAAAGATAAGATAGAAAAGAAAATCAAGCTCTACGCCAACGATGATAAACATGCTGTAGCGCTAGCTAAGCATCACTATAAGAGACAGGGATATAAAGTTCACGACGCCAATTATATTGGTGTTACTGAAGCTACAGTTAATACCGCTGATATAGAAAAGAAAAAGCTAATAACCCCCGCTGACAAAAGAACAATAGGCAAAGTAGCTGATTTAATGGCAAAAGAAAAAGCTGCGAAAGCTGCAAGACCGGTCAAAGAACAAATAGCCCAGGTAGACGAGCTTACAAATAAATCTATTGCTAGCTATGCTGTGAAGGCAGGCAAAGAAGCAGATAAGCTTAAAAAGCATATTGCTACCGGTGGAGAATATAAGGATATTGCTAAAAATATATTAGCTCGTCGCCAAAAAGGACTTAACAGAGCTACTAATAAATTAGCCCACAGAGCAATGATGAAAGATTATCATGATTCCTCTAAAGCAGGAAGACTAACGGATGAGGTTAATATGGAAGAAGCAGTAACGGTTAAAAAACAAAATTACTCCTGGGGAAAAATGATTACCGTTCATGACGGGTCAAAGACTTCTTTCCCTCTACATCCCGAACACCAAAAAGAGCTCTCCAGGCTCCGTGACGGGGATAAAACCGCTTTCAAAGATGAGACTGGTCGTAGAATTCACGCCCATAGAGAAGGTGACAAAGTTCATTTAATGACAAGAGATACAGCATATAAACCAACTGCTGTTCCTTTTCATCATTTTGAAGAGCAAACAGAAAATCCTCCATTTGAAGGAGGAAAAAAGAGTCAAGGTCCGGTTACAGATAAGTCTGGTGCTGTTCATACACCTATGTCAAGAGCAAAGCATCTCGCAAGGATGGCTGCAGCTAAAGAAAAGAAACCAGTCAAAGGGTTTAAAAAATTTAACGAAAAGTAAAGTGAGATAATTATGGAATTTGAAAAGGATTTTGAGTTTAAAATTAAAGTAAATTCGTATACGAGAAATATTAAAACTAAAAAGATTACTCAAATATCTTATGTTATTGAGGGTAGAGGTCTAAAAAATGCTGATGGTGACTACTTGTCAGGAATACAAAGAACATTTACTGTAGATATTCCTGACGGTACCCCTGATAGCGATACAAAGCATGAAGAGCTATCAAAGGATCTGATGCATTATTGGATCAATACCTTTACAGAAGAAAAAGTCATGCAGGATAATATCAAGTCAGTTTACGATACGATGTATCCGGAAGTAGAATACTTCTTTCCTCATTTCCAATATTAACGTAACGCTTGATTTAATTTCCGTAATACTCCATAATTACTATATTGAATTAGGAGATCGTTATGAATTTAGTACCTGTGAAGACTGATATTATTTTTCGTCAGCATACTAGAGGAATGAAGCGTCGGGAGATGAACAAATTACCTCGGGTGTATGTTTCTATTCAGGATGAAAGCATCTTTGAAAATCTAGTCAACAGACGGAACCGACCTGTCAAAATCTTTCGTGAAGTAGCTACGGCTGCTTTAAAAGAGAAAGGCATTACTCCTAAGAAGCTACGTTGGAGTCAGTACGCAGGATGCTCGTGTCCATGTTCCCCAGGCTTCATTCTCGATGATTTTAGTTTTGAAAAGGGTGCTATTTCTAACTTCCGTTTTGATGTGTTTGTTTCTGCCGATGAGGCTACTAAGTGATAATTATGAGAACCTACTCGATTACTTCTAAGCAATGCTCTTCAATTCACAACGCAATGTGTGATATTAATAACTTACTGCAAGAATTTAAAATGACTTTTAAAGAGGACAGTCACTTTATTAAGTCCTTAGAGCGTGCTGCTTACTACCTTGACCCCGTCCGTAAAGACTTAATGGCAAGAGTGGATGCTGATCATGACCGGATTTGGAATCTACAAAATCAAGTTAGAAAACAAAACGGTTTCGAGTATACAGTTTGGTCCATCTATGATCTTGAATCCTTTGATGAACCATCTGGCATTCCAGCAGGAGCTAAGTTAAAATCAGAATACTCTGACGTTGTAGCTACTGTAGAAGGTGCTTCTTGGCTTGATGCATGGAAGGCTGTAGAAAAGTTAGCAGCTGCAACGCAATGGAATGAAGTTGAGCGTAGCGGGTTTGGTGACCATGTCTTTATTGAGAAGTTTGTCAAGCAAGATGATGGTTCCTATCTTGTATGGTTAGGTAGTTAATGTTTAATGTAAATGAAAGGAAGATTATGTCCAAGAGTAACAATGAATTGATTCAAGAGTTCTTTGAAGTGTATCAAAAAGAAAATGAGCGCTTTACTGTTAACAAAGTAAAGTCAGCTGCTCCTAAAGCTCGCAAAGCCCTCCAACTCCTCGCCAAAGCTATTAAAGACCGTCGCGCAGAAATTATGGTCGAAAAGAAAGCAATGGATGAGCACAAAGTTAGCTGAATTAGTTTTAGATCTGTCCGAGGAGGAGGAACTTCTCCTCTACAGGACAGCTCATAAACAAAACATCACAGTTAATCAACTAGTAGAAATTATACTTCTTAAAGCTATAGAAGATATAGAGGGAAAAAAGCAACTCGCTTTCCCTTTCTACGAATAAGACTTATTCTTATCTAGAGACCCACAGCTAGCCGTGATAGAGAACCGCGTGTCCTCGTGAGTACCTGAGCATTCTAGTCAGGTACTTCTAACTCATTGATTTTAAAGGGGAAAAATAGTTGACCTTATTTCCCCACTGCAGTACAATAAGAATTATGATGAATAAGGAGATTGTAATGCAGAAGTCACTTGAGTGTGTTGGTGGTAAGTGGATCGGTAAATTTAACGGTAAAGTGGTTGTTAAGACCTCTTCTAAGTACTACGCCGAGCGCAAGATGGCTGAGTTCTACGAAGCAGAAGCAAAGGTAGCAGAAGTGAATAACAAGCTTAACGATGAGTTCCCTATCGATCAACGATTTGACTTTGTGTCTGATATCGTTAAGATGGTTGCAAGTCGTAAGACTCCTTCTGCAATTATTACCGGTGACGGGGGTCTAGGTAAGACCTACTCCGTTGTCAAAGCTCTCAAAGAGTCCGGGCTCCGTGATATGACTGAGTTCTTGTCCGAGTCTGATGTAGGAGCTATTACGATGACCGATAAGATGTTTACGGTCATCAAAGGCTACTCTACCGCTAAGGCTCTCTACCGAGTGCTGTATGAGAACCGTAACTCAGTTGTTGTGTTCGATGACTGTGACTCCGTTCTCAAAGATCCTGACGCATTGAACCTCCTCAAGGGTGCTCTTGACTCGTTTGATAAACGATTCATTACCTGGAATGCTGAGATGCGTGACGACCAGCTACCCCGTCTGTTCCAGTTCAAG